AAACAGTAGATTGCGACAAGCTAGGAGAAGATGGAGATGCTAGGTGGTATTACATCCTTACTAGGTTCACTAGGTGGACTCGCTACAAGTTACATAGATGGTAAGACGGCTGTGCAGAAAGCTGAAGCACAGATACGCATGAAAGAAGCAACAGGTGAGATTGATTGGGAGCTTGCTGCTATACGTGCTACACAAAACAGTTGGAAAGATGAATGGCTAACAATTTTGTTCTCTCTCCCGCTGATTCTATGTTTCTGTGGTGATTGGGGTCGACAGATCGTGACTGATGGGTTTATTGCATTGCAGAATATGCCAGATTGGTATCAGATAAGTTTAGGGGCGATTGTGGCCGCATCGTTTGGGATTCGATCTGTCAGCAAATTTTTTGGAATGAAAAATCGTAAATAGAACAGAAATACATATAATACCTTACAGACAAGATTATTTAGGGGAAAGAAGATTTCCTGTTGCAAGATGCAAACATAAAAATAGCATTATAAGAAAAAGACAAGAGAGACATCATCAATGGCTACAACAAAGAAAAAGACGACTTCTAAGAAGAAAATGAACAATTGTGGGCCTAGCAAAGGTGGAATTGCTATTGTTGTTACAATGGCTAAAAAACCAACTAGAAGAAAGACAAAAAAGAAAAGGACATGATATGGCATTTAAGTTAAGTAATAGAAGTTTAGAGAAGTTAGAGGGTGTAAATGAGTCTTTACAAGATATTGTTAAGTCGGCAATTTTACTCAGTAAGGTCGATTTTGGCGTGATTTGTGGCCTGCGTACAAAAAGTGAGCAGGCAGAATTAGTCAAAAAAGGCGCATCAAAAACCATGAATAGCCGCCATTTGCCACAGGAAGTTACAGGCACAAGTCATGCCGTTGACCTCATGGCCTATGTTGGTTCGAGGGCATCGTGGGAGTTGAATCTTTACGATGATATTGCTGATGCAATGAAAGAAGCAGCAATTAAAGAGGGTAAAAGTATTAGATGGGGAGCAGCTTGGCATAAACCTTTAAATGAATGGGATGGTAGTGCTGAAGATTTAATGAATGAATATATTGATATAAGACGTGCTGAAGGCAGACGGCCGTTCATAGATGGCCCACATTTTGAGTTAGTCTAATGGGATTATGGATACCAATAATACTCATGTGTTCTGCACCATACGCAACAAGCTGTATCGTCATAACAGGTAATGAGTTAGTTAATACAAAAGAACAGTGTTTTGAAGAGTCTATGGCTAAAGCAAAAGTAGCAATGGAAAGTCCTACTGTATTTCAAGCGAAACCAATGTGTCAAGTTATACCTAGTAAAGTTTTACCTGAAAAAGGAAAAAACATATAGTGACTACATTTAGATACATAAATGCTAAATCAGACTTAACAACAACAAATGCTACTACAGTTTATACTGTGCCTAGTAAATATATAGCTATTGTAAAATCAATTATTGTATCAGAGGATAGTGGTAATGCAGATACAATTACTGTTACATTAACAGATAGCTCTAGCAATGTATTTAGTTTGTATAAAACAAAATCTATTAGTGCAAATGGTACAGCAGAATTATTAACTAGAGATTTAAATCTTTCATCAGGAGAGATTATTAAATGTACGGCAGCAACTGGTGGACGTTTACACGTTGTTATGTCTATAGATGAATACTACACAGGTTTAAATTAAAAGAGGGAGAATAATATGGCAGTTTTTATACCAATTTTTTATGCTATAGGAGGCATGATAATTCGAGCTGCAGCTAAAAAAACAGCAGAAAAATTAGCGCAAGCAGGTGCAAAGAAATTAACTAAAGATGCAGTAAATGCTTTAGTTAAGGATGGCGCAAAGATTACAAAAGCTACAACTAAAAATGTTGATAAAGTTATTAATACTGCAAAAAGCATGGAAAAGGGATTTAAATTTGCAAGAAATAAAGGCGGGAAGCCTATGGGTTTTGCAACAAGAGCTAAACCACCTGAAGTAAAAATTTCATCTGTTGATCTTAAACCTTTACAAACATCTATAGGGCAAGGCGCAAAAAGACTAGGTGATGATTTTAAATTTGCAGAAGTTATTCCACCTAAAGGTGTTAAATCTCCTAGATTACAAGGCCCAAAAATTAGAAAAGATGCTGACGAGGCTGTAGTAGGCGATTTAAGTGTTTTTAAACCTAGAGTAGGTGTTGCTCCATATCCATTAGTAACTAGAATAGCTAGTGAATTAAGAAGGGCATTAGACTCAGGAGAAACATTAGTTGAAATTAAACCTATTTTAGATGAAATGGAAAAAATAGAAATGCCTAGTTTAGGATCAGATGCAGAAGCAGGAGAACCACCTGATTTAGATACAACACCAGACGCATCCTTGCAAAGAGATGATGAAACATTTGATGCAATGGGAGAAGAAACAGAAGTAATGGAATCTGAACCTAGTTTTGATTCTTTTGGTGAGGCATTTAGTTACTATAGAAGACAAAAGAGAGTGCCTACATTTATGTATAAAGGTAATCTATATACAACAAGATTTAAAGAAGAGACAGTACCACAACACAAAAAACTGTTTAATGTAACAGGATCATACGCAGAGGATTATCAATCTAGAACAGGAGTATAATCCCCAATGGCTAATTTTTATGTACCTAAAGGTGAAGAAGATTTTTTATCACCTTTTGGCCCTACAATGGGCTATAAAAAATTATCAAAAGAGTTTGTAGACACTCTTAATACAAAAATGAATGATCAATTAGAAGATTTTTCTGATAATCTTGTAGGTAAAGTTTCTCAAGAGTTATTGTTTACAGAAGAGATTAATGCACTATTTTTAAAAGAAGTATCAACTTTTATAGGTAAATACCAAAACTTTAGTGAACAAGTAAATACTTTTGGTAGAAAAAGATTAGATGGTGAAAAATATAATTATGGTGTTCAGATTGTCAATGGTTGGTTTGTAAGACAATTTGAAAATGAATATAATCCTGTGCATATACATACAGGTTGTCGTTTGTCTTGTGTAGGTTATTTAAGTTTGCCAGAAGGTATAGAAGACGAATGGGAAGAAGACTATAAAGATCATCATCCTAGTAATGGGCATATACAATTTTTAAGTGGAACATCTTCAGGATATACATCAACTAATTTTATGGTTAAACCTCAAGTAGGAGACTTTTATGTTTTTCCTAATCAGTTGTTTCATTGTGTATATCCATTTAAGACTAAAGGTGAAAGAAGATCATTTAGTGTAAATATGAATTTTGTAGAAGTGCCAAAGGATAAAAAAGATGCAAAAAAATAGTGAAGATACTAAAATAGAGAATACATCTCCAATAATTAATTTTGAAGATAAAGATTATAACTTAGCAGATCTAAGTCCTACTTCTAAATATCTTACTTCTCAGATAGCTGATTTACAAGCAAAAGAGAATAAGTTAAAGTTTGAGTTAGATCAAGTCTTGGTAGCTAAACAAGTTATGTTAGAAAAATTTAAAGAGAGTCTGAAAGATGAAAAGCTTAACTGAAAAGCAACAAAAGTTTCTTAATGTGTTATTTGAAGAGGCTAATGGTAAAGTTGTGTTAGCTAAACAATTAGCTGGCTATTCAGATAATACAACAACAACAGAAGTTGTACGAGGACTTAAAGACGAGATTGCTGAAGCTACAAAAGAATACCTAGCTCGTGTTGCTCCTAGAGCAGCATTTGCTATGGGTAATGCTTTAGATAATCCAACTGAATTAGGCATTAGAGATAAGATGACAGCCGCTAAAGATCTATTAGATAGAACTGGACATAATAAAACAGATAAGATGGAAGTAACATCTCCTAGTGGTTTGTTTATTTTACCACCTAAAAATGAAGAACACGATGAGAAATTATCGTAAAGAGTATGCAACATATCATGCATCTCCTATTCAGAAAAAAAGGAGAGCATCTAGAAATGCTGCACGAAATAGTTTAAAGAAAAGAGGTCTTGTTAGAAAGGGAGATGGCAAGGACGTAGATCATATAAATATGAATCCGTTGAACAATTCAACAAAAAACATACGTATTACTTCATCTTCCTTCAATAAAAAAAGACAACCACCAACAAAAAGAAAAAGAGTATGAATCTTCAAGCTGAAAGCATAGGTTTCTGGACTTTACCTGAACCAGAAAAAATAGAAGACACAAGTCAGTGGTTGCCTATTCCTAGAATATCTAGAACAATACCATTTGGGTATGAAGTAGATAAAGAGGATAACGATGTGCTTATACCAGTTGCTAATGAATTAGAATTATTAGAACAAGCTAAAATACACTTACGTCAGTATAGTTATAGAGAAGTAGCAAATTGGTTAAGTCACGAGTCAAAAAGATACATATCTCATGTGGGATTACGTAAAAGGATAAAGGATGAGCAGATCCGTAAGAAGTCAGCTTCAATTAAACGTCAGTGGGCCGAAAGGTACAAAAAGGCAATCCAAGCGGCAGAAAAAATTGAAAAAGGAAGACTTGGAGCTAGAGAAACAACAGACAGTAGTACAGCCCTCTAGCACTTCTATTGACCCTTATCAAGGTAGAAAAGTAATATTTAAACCTAATGAAGGGCCACAAACAGATTTTTTAGCTTCATCTGAACGTGAAGTTTTATATGGCGGCTCAGCAGGTGGTGGGAAATCGTATGCCATGCTTGCAGATCCTTTAAGATACATAGCACATCCTCAGTTTTCAGGATTGTTAGTACGTCACACAACAGAAGAATTACGTGAATTAGTTTGGAAGTCACAGGAGTTATATCCTAAAGTAATTCCTGACATCAAATGGTCTGAACGTAAAATGCAGTGGGTAGCTCCTTCAGGGGGTCGATTATGGTTTTCATACCTAGATAGAGAAGAAGATGTATTACGCTATCAAGGTTTGGCATTTACATGGATTGGATTTGATGAACTTACACAATGGCCTACGCCTTTTGCATGGAATTATTTACGTTCTCGTTTACGTACTGCTAGTGACGATCTTCCTATTTATATGAGGGCAACTACAAATCCAGGTGGTGCAGGTCATCAATGGGTTAAGAAGATGTTTATAGATCCTTCGCCTTATAATCAAGCATTTTGGGCAACAGATATAGAAACAGGAAAAACACTAGAATATCCTAAAGGACACAGCAGAGAAGGTAATCCTTTATTTAAACGTAAGTTTATACCTGCTAAATTATTTGACAATCCTTATTTAGCTGAATCAGGTGAATATGAAACAATGCTGTTATCATTACCTGATCATCAAAGAAAACAGTTATTAGAAGGAGATTGGGATGTTGCTGAAGGATCAGCTTTTCCAGAATTTAATAGAGAGGTTCACGTTGTTAAGCCTTTCGATATCCCAAATAGTTGGAAGAAATTCAGGGCTTGTGACTATGGGTATGGAAGCTATACTGGTGTACTTTGGTTTGCTGTTGCTCCTGACGAACAATTAGTAGTTTATAGAGAGCTATATGTAAAAAAAGTTTTAGCTACAGATTTAGCTGACTTAATATTAGAGGCTGAAAAAGAAGATGGTAATATTGTTTACGGTGTTTTGGATTCTAGCCTTTGGCATAAGCGTGGGGATACTGGCCCATCTTTGGCTGAACAAATGATTATAAAAGGTTGCAGATGGCGACCATCAGATAGAAGTAAAGGTAGTAGAGTATCAGGTAAAAATGAAATACATAGAAGATTACAAGTAGATGAGTTTACAGAAAAACCTCGTTTAGTATTCTTTAATAATTGTACAAATACTATTTCTCAATTGCCTTCAATACCACTGGATAAAAAGAATCCAGAAGATGTAGATACAAACGCAGAAGATCACTTATATGATGCTTTACGTTATGGCATTATGACTAGACCTAGAAGTAACTTGTTTGACTATAATCCCTTAACATCAAACTCAGGTTTTCAAGTTGCAGATGAAACATTTGGATATTAAACTATGGCAGAAAATACAGACGTACCCTTTGATACAGATAATATATCTTCTTTAAAAGAGGACACTGAAGAACAATCAAAAGACTTTGAAGAGAATAGTATTATCTCATTCATTATGAGTAAGTTTAATCGTGCTGAAGATGCACGAAGAAATGATGAAACACGATGGTTACGTGCTTATAGAAACTACAGAGGTTTATATAGCTCTGAAGTACAGTTTACTGAATCTGAAAAGTCTAGAGTATTTGTTAAAGTAACTAAAACTAAAACATTAGCAGCATATGGACAAATTATAGAAGTATTATTTGGTAGCTCTAAGTTTCCATTAAGTGTAGATCCAACTAAATTACCTGAAGGTGTAGCTGAATCTGTACACATAAATTTAGATCCAAATGCAGAAAAAGGTATTAATGAATTAAAAGAAGCATTTGAAGAAGTACCTAATGAACCATTTGTTTTAACACCAGATACAGAACTAAAAGCAGGTGAGACTTTAACTAAATTAGAAGAACGATTAGGGCCACTAAAAAAGAAATTAGATCCTGTTTCAGAGAAAGTAATTGAAGGTACAGGCTCAACACAAACAAGTGTAACTTTTCATCCAGCTACAATAGCAGCTAAAAAGATGGAAAAGAAAATACATGATCAATTAGAAGAGTCAGGTGCAAATAAACAATTAAGATCTTTAGCATTTGAGATGGCTTTATTTGGTACAGGCATTATGAAAGGGCCATTTGCTGTAGATAAAGAGTATCCTAACTGGAATGATGAAGGTGAATATGATCCAGTAATTAAAACTGTACCGTCAACATCTCATGTTTCTATTTGGAATTTTTATCCTGATCCTGATGCATATAATATGGACGAAGTTGAGTTCGTTATTGAAAGACATAAAATGTCAAGAACACAACTACGAGCATTAAAAGACAGACCTTATTTTAGTGATGAGTCTATTGAAAAAGCTATTGATAGAGGAGAGACATATACTCGTAAGTATTGGGAAGAGGATATGGAAGATGGTGGATACAACTATGCTCCTTATCGTTACGAGTTATTAGAGTTTTGGGGATACGTAGATAGAGATATATTAGAAGATAATGGTATTGATATACCACCTGAATTACAAGACTTAGATCAAATTAATATTAATGCATGGGTTTGTAATGATGTAGTGTTACGACTTGTAATGAATCCATTTAAACCTATTCGTATTCCATACTATGCTGTGCCTTATGAAATTAATCCATATTCTTTTTTTGGTATTGGTATAGCTGAAAACATGGATGATACGCAAACTCTAATGAATGGGTTCATGCGTATGGCTATTGATAATGCTGCTTTATCTGGCAACTTAATTATAGAAGTAGATGAAACTAATTTAGTGCCAGGTCAAGATTTATCAGTCTATCCAGGTAAAGTTTTTCGTAGACAAGGTGGCGCACCTGGTCAGGCTATCTTTGGTACAAAGTTTCCTAATGTAGCAGCTGAAAATATGCAGTTGTTTGATAAAGCTAGAGTGTTAGCAGATGAGAGTTCAGGCTTTCCTTCTTTTGCACATGGTCAAACAGGCATACAAGGTGTAGGACGTACAGCATCAGGTATTAGTATGCTTATGTCAGCAGCTAATGGATCAATTAGAAGTGTTGTTAAGAACGTAGATGATTATTTAATTGGGCCAATAGGCAGAGCATTTTTTAGTTTTAATATGCAGTTTGATTATGATGAAAGCATAAAAGGCGACTTAGATGTTAAGGCTCAAGGTACAGAAAGTCTCATGGCTAATGAGGTACGTAGTCAAAGATTAATGCAATTCTTACAAGTTGCAAGTAATCCTGTATTAGCACCTTTTGCTAAGATGGATTATATTATTCGTGAGATTGCAAAAGCAATGGATTTAGATCCAGATAAAATTACAAACAACTTACAAGATGCTGCTATTCAAGCTGATATTCTTAAAAAGTTTCAACCACCACCGACACCACAAGGACAAGCCCCACAAGCAGGTGGCCCACAAGATACAACAGGCGCAGGAGGTGGAAATATAGGAACTGGTACAGCACCTACACCAGGTGAACAAGGATTTACAGGAAATGAAAATGCAGCAGAATCAGCAAGACAACGTGCAAGAGAAGAAACATAATATAGGTAGACTTAAAGGTTTTGTTAATAACAAAAATATGTATGATTGTTTTATATTAGAATTAGAAGATCAGATTAATACATATCAAAACTCTTTACTACAAGCATCAGATTTAGTGACTGTACATAGAATGCAAGGATCTATATTTGCTTTAAAAAAATTAAAATTACTTAGAGATAAAGTTAATGGAAACAAATAAATATCGTCTTTTGTATTTTATACCTCCTGAATTGCGTAAACACGTTAAGTTTGTAAAAGGTCTTCCTAAAATAATAGCAGACACTATAACTAATCCTAATACTTATGCAACACTTAATCAGGTGTTAAATCCTGTTGAATGGGTTATAGCTCCAGTAAGGAATACACGTAAGTTTATTGATAGTGGTTATAAAGATATGGGTGCGTTAACTAACGCCACAATAGAGACTTTAGGATTAGCTGCTGGTCCTATAGCTCATAAATATGCTTCTACTCTATCTCCTGTAGCAAGTAAGGGTGTTAGTTCAGGAGTTAAATCTCTTCAAGAGTTAGTAATGCCTTTAGGTGCTTCTGATGATGTAGCTGAAGAAATTTCTAAAAAAACAGGTGTAAATAGAAGACAGTTTATTGCAGGAACTGCAGCACTTGGAGCAGCATCAGGATTAAAAGGTGTAGGTGATATTTTTCCTACATCTAAAGTAATTAAAGCAACTGCTAAAAGTCCAATATTTAGTACAGTAGTAGATTTAAATTTATTAAAAGGAAAATTTAAAGCTAAAGCATTAAGATATGATGATATTTTACAAACATCAAAAGATATTGAATTCAATGAAGAAATAGGTAGCTTGCCTTCAACAATGAAAAAATATGATAATGATTTAGTTAAATTTGAAGAAGACGCTTTAGCAAAACGAGAAGAACTGATGGATGTTGTTAATGCAATTGAAGCAGAACTTATGGAACTTACAGATAATATTGTAGCAGAAGGTATAGAGGGTGTATCAAAACTTAGTGAGGGACAATTAGTAAACTTGCGAAATACTTTTACTGATGAATATAATATTTATACTCGTGTTGGGGATTTTGATCATAGAATTTCTGCACCAGAAAATTTAGAAGCAGAAAAGATTATTAATAAAGCTTTAGAAAATAAAGGACTAATGAATTTAGATGATTTTAGAAAAAGTAAACGTACTGTTAAAAATAGAAAAGAAGCAGGAGAACTAGGAATAGTTGGTGATTATGAATATGATTTTTATGGTAATTTATTAGAGGATAAACTTTCAGTAGTTGATGAATTTAAAAGTCCTCTTGAAAAAGATTTTAATCAAGGTGGACTAACAACAGATGAACAAACACAAAAAGAATTTAACAAGGGTGGAACAACAATGGAACAACAAATGAGCCTATTTGAAGAAGGTGGAATGAAAGATGATGGACTAG